GTTTGAAGGAGCAACCTAAGTCTAACCCGATTACATTGGAGAAGTTGCTGAGCGACGAAAACGGGATCCCAGTAGGTCTTGGCGAATTGTTGAGTAAGGCTGCTAATCGTGTCTGCGGCTTGACCAGAGAAGAGCGAAAAAACTGATCCGGGCGATGAGACGTGAAACTCCACATTCGAGCCTCACGAAATTCCGTTTATGCAAAGAGTTCGGCTGGACCCTGGAAGAGCTTGAGAGTCAACCAGCTAAGACCGTTGAGGAATTTCTTGTCATCATCAATGAGATCGATCGTCAAACTGCTGGGGAAATGGAGAAGGCAAAGCGGGAGGCAAGGCGTCGGTGATTGAGTTTTGGAATGTGATAGCCGCTTTAATCGCTGGGATGATTGCTGGAGCAGCGATTCACTCTGCATGGCTCCACAGCAAGAAACGGAAGGAACTGTAATGTCAGTTAAGATGGAGATGCACATAGATGGGGTTCCAGAGTTACGGGAGAAGCTAGACCGATTAGATGGTGGCATGAAACGCAATGTTCACGAAGCCATGCAATTTGAAGCGGAACCAATGAAAAACGTGGCTAGAGCACGCTGTCCGGTTCGAACTGGTCATCTGAGAGACAGCATCTACGCAAGGGTCCGTGGCTGGATCTTAGAGTTAGGTGCAACTGCTCTTTATGCTATCTATCAAGAGCTTGGAACGCGGTATATCAGACCGCGAGAGTTTCTGAAAAACGCTGTTTGGCTGCGTATGCAGAGTCTCATAAACCGAATCAATCGAGCCATTAGGCGAGCTATTGGGGAGGCTTCTGGATGAGTTTTCACGAAGTAGCCATATCTATTCGTGCAATTAATGAGGCTAGCCCTGAGTTTCACAGAATTGGCGCTGATGTCTCGACGATGGCTGCTGAGGTCAGAGCTTCCGGTGCGGTGATGACTTCAAGTTTTGAAGCTGCAAGCGTCGAAGCGAGAAGTATGGGTACCGCGGTCGTAGGAGCCGCAGAAGAGGTTTCCTTTAGTCTCAGTCATGCAGGTGAAGAAGCTGAAGAGATGGCTTCAAAAATCGAGCTTTCTGGAGCAGCTGTGCGAGAGGCTACTCGGGACCTTACAACGTTGGGGATGGGTGCAGCTGCTATTGGGCGTCTCGGTGAACAATTTGGCGTTCTTAATAAGGAACAGTCAAGTTGGATGACAACTCTGGGCATGTCGTTAACCGCTATAGGTGGCGTTGTCCGTGCAATCCAGGTTCTCAGTTCGATTACTTCCGTCGCTACTGCAATTCAAAATGCCCTCAATATTAGCCACGCAACATTCCTCGCTCTTACCGGTGTTGGGATCGGTGTGATTATCGCGGCTGCTGCTGCTATGGCATATTTTGCTTCTCAAATGAATGCTGCAACATCTTCTGTGGAGAGATATAACGCGGCTGCAGCGGAGACGCCTGGTTATACTCGGTCGATTCGGCGGGCTGGTGAGGAAGAGGAGCTTAGAAGGAGAGGAATTGAATGAGCATAAACATAGATAAAAAGAAATTAAGAGAAGCTATTGGATGGGCTGAGCATGCTTCAGCCTTGCCAATGAGTTTACCCAACTACTCCCCTGCATCATTCAGATGGAGTTATGATGGTGAATGGATAACTGTTGAAACTTTGGGTGCATTTTATGCTTCAATAAGAACTTGTGTAGCTTTTGAATCGGGAAGTACCACTACATCTTATCTTGCAGCATGTGTGAATATCAAAGCACCTGCTAATGCAACAAGCATTTACTACTTCTTTTTTGAACCAATGAAAGGAGACTATGATAACTATCAAGGATTAGACACGAGAGATGGAGTAGCCTACAACGCACGTAGCAGAAATGGCGGTGCAGAAACTAAAACAATTCTTTCAGGTCAAGATTGGACGGTTGAAGTAAAAATGAGGTTAGCCCACCAAAAAGACCAGAGTGATATATACTTCTACATTGACGGTGCTCAAGTTGCTCATCACACCACTAACATTTCTGCTCAACCCTTCGAGATTATGTGTGCTGAACCAAACGGTCAAGTGCGCACTATCTATGTTAGGTATCCTAAAGGAATGTATGTGGATTCGGTGTAACCATGACAATTCATAGAAAAATCTTAAAAGTAAAAACTGTCGGGTCAAGACAAACAGGCGATTTGCGCCCAAAGCTCAGTGATACACTACCAATAGGCTTTAACTATGCTGTTCTTGAATATGATGAAGTAGAGAATACTTGCATTGTTGAATGTTGGTGCAGTGACCATCCGTTACATGAGAAACCTAAAACGAAAGCAGACCTTGACGAAATAAGCAACCATTCTACTGTTCTTGAAGGCTTGCAGTCTCATTCTAAAAGCCCACCGATTTTGGGTTCAATCGCAATATCTTTTCCCGAAACCATTAATGAAGCAAAAAAAGAAATAACATCACATGGCAAAACGGGCAAGTTTCTACGGAAAATTAAGATTCACACAACAACTGGCGAAGAACAAGATGAGTACATTTTGGATGAAGGTTAAATGGGTAAAGTTTGGCTTGATGACGCTGAAGTCGGCACATTCGATCCTCAAACAGAGGGTACATCAGGTAATATTCTGCTTAATTCAACTAACATCGGGTCTTTCACTCTGGCAACGTCTGGCAACGTTTTGCTTGATGCTGTTGAAGTTGGAACATATTGGGCTTACAGTTTGAGTGTGGAAATTCCCAAAGTTGCAGTTGTTTTCGGTTCTGTTACTCCTCCTCAAGGAGACATTCTGGAACTACGTGTTCATCTCGGCTGCACAAAAGAGGTCTCCAGCTTCGACTGCCTGCTACAGAATTTCAACAAGAAGTATAGCCCGGGCGAGACTAACGCAATTAACGTTGGTGACAACGGAAGCATAAGCATCGGCAGAGGAGTTAATTGCCCTCTTATTCTAACGGGCCGAGTTGAAGAGATTGAACCTGAGTCCACACCAGTTGAAAACTATATTCGGGTACGAGGAAGATGCAGCGGCGAGAAGATTTTCCGACGAGTAGTGACCAAAACTTACGAGAATCAAAAAGGAGAGGCCATCGTCAAAGACCTTATCGACAATTATGTAGGTTTAAGCCATATCCGCAACTCAACGGAGTTAATTGAAGACACGGATACGACTTACACGCTCTTGGAATATGAAAACACGCCCGTTTTCGACATTCTAAAATATATTGCAGCAACCGCTGACAAAGCTGGCGTAATCGGATTTGATTTTCGTGTTGAACCGGATGGCAAATTCGCCTTCTTTCCTAAAAACAGCAAAACCAGTCCCGTAAGCCTCTCTGAGAAAATTGAGCTTAGCCGTTATAGCAAGGATATCCACCGCGTAAGGAACAAAATCATTTTGGCACGGACATGGCTACTCCATACAAAGGCTCGAAAGTAGACGTCTCAAGTCCTTCTGGTCAGAAAAACCTCTACGTGACAGATACAACGCCTTTCAGTATTGGGGACAAAATTTGGATTTACATGTATCCCTATTATGAAGAGAATGAAGTGGAAAGCATAGTCGAGGTCCCCGGACCTGCTGATTATTTGATCTGCGTGAATAATCTCGCAAACACTTATCCCATTAACACAGGCGTGATCGTTTACCCGGGATGGGGCCCCACATCTGCGGGCACGACCATCACAGCCGATGCAGTTAACAAGGAAGTTGGAAGCCGTAGCGTAAAAATAGTTGTTAATGATGGTGGAGGCTGGGGTGGTGCATTATATCATTGGGATTCACCAATAGACATGAACAAATATGTCACCCACAACATTTTCACTCGGTCAAGTGTCACCGTAAGTGGAATTATCTCTGTAAGAGACCGTAATTTCAAACAGGCTTCTACATCCATTTCAAGCGTTAGTAATGACGAGAAGTTTCACTTTATTTCTGTTAGAGGAGGCTGCAAAAACGCCGATCGGTGGGAAGCAGAATCAGGTTTTGATTGGAGCAAAATTATAGAATCAGAAATTCGGATGAATGCAAGTGTCTTAGATTATTGGATAGATGGACAGTTTTTTGGTGACAAACGCTGGGAAGCCACACAAGGGGATCCTTCAAGCCAAAGTGACTTGACTTCTGACGCGGCTTCGGGGCAGAAAGATGTTGTCGTAGTTGATGCCTCAATCTTTAATGTTGGAGACTTTGTTTGGATCAAAGATGATAGTGCTTCAGAATACAACGATGTTTCAGCAGTTAACACAGTGACAAACACGCTTACGATGGTGAATAATCTTGCGAATACCTACACAGTCGCAGCAAACGGAAAAGTGTGGATTGATCCACGGGAATTAACCGAGACCGACGAGGAGCTTCACAGTGACCATGAATGTGAGCTAAGAGCTAAGGCTTTACTTGCACAATTGAAAGACCCTGCTGAATATTTGACGTTAAAAAGCACAGTAATCGACTATTACGTTAATCCGCTTTTGCCAGCTGACAAAATTCCTGTTACGCTTCCTAATGAAAACATCGACTCGAACTATCGGATCATAAACGGTGAATACCATGTGATTGCGAGAGATCAAACCTTAGAGATCACTTTGGAGCTTGGGAAAGAGAAGCCTCTGCTCGCCGACTATTTGTATGGCCTCAGATCTGGAGCAGTCACGTTAGAGAGGTTGGCGCGTACGAAAGCGGGAGTGAGATAGATGGCTGGGGTTCCTTGGGGGCAGTCTCCAGAAGCTTTCAAAGCTATTGCCCAAGGCTTATTGTGGGCTGCGATGATCGGTGGTGCCGTAACGAAGGTTACGCGTGAATGGGAAGGGACGGGTAACTCTAAGGTTTTGAAACGTGTAAAATTGTGGCGTGGAACGACTGAGATTTTACGGTTGCGCTATGACTACGACGGCGATGGAGATAACGTGACGATTGAAGCGGAGGCGATCACTTAATGGCTTTTGCAGAGGACATCCACAAACACAAACATATTAAACTCAAGAATGTAGGACCAGATGATCATCATCGTAAATGGGGGCTCTTCGATGAACCTTCATGGATAAGAACACTGTATCTTCCATTAGGGAAATTCGGTAAAGTCGGGGTCTCTCTCATTAGTCTTGGTGGATGGCATGTTAGCTGGGTTAGTCATCCTAGAGTAATCTTTAACGAAGCTGACGGCAAGTACTGGGTTTATTTTGCTGGGGGCAACACAAACAGAAGCATAGGCCTGGCAACAGGAACAAGCCTGAAATCAGCTCTAACAGAGATTACGGATGGCATTGGAGGAACAAGTAGAGTATTAGATTCAAGTGGCACGGCTGGAGCCTTCGATGAAACAGGTGTAAGTTATCCCGCGGTTATTCATGATCCATTAGAGTCAGATAGTAACAAACGTTGGAAAATGTTGTTCAATGGAAGAAATGCCGCGGGACAGTACGCAGATATAGGCTATGCATATTCACCAGACGGAAAATCATGGACAAAATATGCTGGAAATCCAGTTATTGATCTTGCTGACAGTTGTGAGGCTCCAACATTAGTGAGAGCTGGAAACAAGTTTTATTGTATCTACAGACGTGCTGGTGCTATGTATATCAGTTATAGTGATGATTGTATAGCATGGACGGAATGGGGCAGCATCTTAAATGTTGGGTCTGCTGGAGCATGGGATGACTATACCGTTGCTTATCCAACTTTGTATTTTGATCAAGGCACTTGGTATATGTGCTATGGCGGACATGATGGCTCAATATACCAAATAGGGTTGGCTTCTTCTCAGAAATTCTTCGAGTCAGCATGGTTTAAACTTCCGTTTAATCCTGTGTTGTCTGAATCACCTGATAATGCTACGAGTGGTTGTTTAATTCGTATGGAAGATGAATTTTTAATGGTCTATGAGTCAAATGACCCAAACAGAGCTATCCGTTCAGCAACAATTCCATAGGAGACATTTTCTTGATTGAGTTTTGGAATGTTGTTATCGCGCTTATCGTGGGATTGATCGGCGGAGCGGCCATTCACAGTGCATGGTTGCACAGTAAGGAAAGAAAGGAGTTTGAGAAAAAGCATGGTCACTAAGGTTTTCGGCGAGGTTGACAAAACCATTTCTACCCTGAATTTCGGTGATCTTGTTGAGATTCATTGGTTGGACGCTTCGGAGGCTACGGGTCAGCTTGAGCATGACAGGTTTGATACGTCAGTGCAGAGTGTAGGCTACTTCCTCGCGGTTAAGGGGCGAAAGACGAAGCATGTTGTTATCGCAAAGGAAATTGTCGACAACAAAAGCTACCATTACAATGTTATTCCAGTTGGCATGATTCAAAACCTCAGGATTATTCAACGCAACGGTTTGAAACCTTATGTTAAGCGTGTTCTGAAAAAGTTTGCGGCAAAGACGGTGCCGAGGCTTCGTAAAAAGGATGGATGGGTGTATGCAACTAAAAAACATAATTCGTAAGGCCTTAACAAAAACAGTTGTTGTTCAAGTGGGAACTCGTAAGAAGCAAAAGCGAGTTCAAGTGTTGCCTAGCGAACAGATTGTCTACCTAGTCTATTTTGCGATTGCCGCGTTCATCGGTTTAACCGCACTCGAAATTGTTCACATGGTCTTCTTCGGTGTTTGGAACAGCGAAATCTTTTCGGCGATCACTGGCCTCATAGGCACCATCTCAGGCATCTTTATCAGTCAAAAGGCGTGAGGGAGCATATTTGGATACTACTAGCAACCAAATGTTGAAAACGACGTTTTTTTCAAAAATTAAAAAGATAGCTAAAAAGCATCGGCGGGTTCAGACCCAAGAAGAACGTGCTAAGCTTATTTTTGACTTGAAAGTTATCCTTGAGACTTACAAGAAATACGCTTCGAAGCTGGACAAGTCTGGGCCTCCTGGAAAGTTCGAAATGAAGTGCGCTCAACTTGCGACGTACATCGCTAGAAGCATCAACATCATAGCAACCCATTACGACGCTGTCAAAATTAAAGAAATTTTGGCTGAAATAGCGGAGAGAGTTTCTAAACTTGAGCAACTTCGAAAGACAGATAAAAAGCCTAGACGAAAGAGTCCAAGATCTAGAAAGAGCCGCTGAACCGCCGAAGATACCGAAGGATTCTGTGCGGTTTTTCAGAAAGGTTCTTCGTATCGAACCTTATTCATATCAAGCTAAGTTTCTGTGGGATAAAAGACCGTTAAGGGTTATGCGTTGGCCTCGGCGAGCTGGTAAAACCACGTGCATGTCAGGGGAT